GTTCTTTGTGTTGAAATTGCCGTCAATGCCGCCTCGTCTTGTCGTAATTGAATCTGTAATCTTAAGAACGCAATACCTTCTTCGGTCAGTTTGTTATTCTCGTCAATAAAAGCATTGAAGCCAGCATACTCTTTTTTGAGTTGTTCTATTGTTCGTAATTCTAATGCTCTGGTTGAAACATTATCTGTTAGAATAGTGAGTTGATTCTCTAATTGTTTAGAGGCATCAATACGAGTTTTTATTAAATCAATTTCAAGTTTATTTTGATTTTCTAAAATTTCTTTTGTTTTTGCGGCTTCACCAAAAAATGAATTATATGCCTTCACTAATCCATAAATCACTGCTGTTAAAGCGACTACTCCTGCCACCACTAAAGCAATAGGATTCGCCTTCAAAGCCGCATTAAAGGCTAATTGAATAGTAGTGCCAATTTTTGTGGCTGTGGATAAAACATATTGTGAAGCAGATGCTGCTAAACTCTTAATTGAATAACCCTCTGCGGCTAAAGTTGCTTGTTGAAAAACTATAGTTTGAATACCTAATACAACATTCAAAACCTGTAGTGCTTTCGCCTCTGCTCTTTGGACGGATTCTAAATCTTCAGTATTTGTGATAAATAAACCAAGTATTCCACTTAAGATTTGAAATGAAGATGCTACTAATGAAATGGCTTCTCCAACCTTACTGAATTTTTGTGCGGCTTCTAACCCTTCAGTAGCTTTATCAATATCTTTAATTTGAGATTTAAGCTTGTTGATATTTTTTGTTGCTTCTACAAACGCTGGAGTTCCGAAATCCAATGACTTCAAATCTGTCTGTAATTTTGCTAATTCAATTTCTAATTCTTGTAGGTTTTTAATGACCTTTTGTTCTCCTTTAGAAGTGAAATTGATTGCGATTGCTAATTCCTTTGCCATCAGTTAAAATCTATTTTTTTAGCATTGGGTGAAATCCACCAAAATACCAAGTTCTATTACTTGATAAATAGTATTATTTCCCGAGACCTTTAGGAGTGTGCCTTCAACCACAGGGATAGTAGCAGTTGAATTGAGGAATACACTACACCCTTCACTCAAGGTGCTACAATTAGAGAATACACTTGTCATAGTCCCCACTTCTTGGCATAGGTCAGTGATATTATTTCCCGTGAATACCGCACTAACGAATGTTGAACCCGTTGGAGTAGGAATAACTACGGGAATGGATTGTTCGTATGTAGGAGGAATAAGGGTTAGTGGCTGTTGAACGAATGGTAATTTAATCCAACGGGTATCCACTAAAGTTGTATTTGTAATATCACCATCAATAATATCCAACAATCTCCAATACGCTTCCAAGAAATATACCCTGTCGTTAAACTGAATTTCGTTTATTTCGGTTGGGGTGAGTTTCATTCTCGCATTGAGAATCTTTACATCAGGGTCATACAAAGGGGAAATCCTACCACTCCAAAAATCACCATATACATCACGGGTCGTGAATCCAATATAAGTGTCGTTTATTTGTTGCCAGAAGTCATATTGGTTTCCGAAGTTCAAGTCAGAAAAAGTTGATGAAGCGAACTCATAACTACTCAAGTGAGAAATCGCAGGGTATGTATCAAATCCAACAGCGGTAGAACCTGACAACAGATACCAATTTTTTGTTGCTCCTGTGATTGTAAAATCCAACAATCCGTTATAGAAACCTAATCTTAAATCACTACCTCGTGTTTGGAAGATATTTCCTGGTGAAGGGTTCTGTGATACATCACCCGCATCTTGGTTGAAGAAGTATAGGTGCGGTAGGAGCATATTACTCTCGGTCAATCCATCGTAGGTGGAAATAGGGAGAGGTTGGAAAGGGACTTCAACCTCAATCGTCCCTCTGTGAAACGGAATGTTTGAGAAATACCTGTAAGTTCCGAATTGCTGATTTCGGTTTTGTTGGTTGATAAAGGAAAATCTGTCGTCAGATTGAGCAAACCTTAAAATGTATTCCCTCTGTAATTCGTTCGTAGGAGAGAGCGAAAACTCCGTGCCTATATCTACCTTTGACGAATAGTCCAAAACCTCACCAGAACTGAAATAATCGTCCCATCGTTCAATTAAAAAGTTTCTATCACCACTCGGAATTAGAACCAAATTAAACATTGTGATTATTCCCCTTATAAAATCCAAACAAGTAATCTCACCAGGTAGGTTATTTTGTAGTAATACATAATCACTACTAAATAAATTGGGGGATTCAAACAATTCCAAATAAGAAGAATAAATCCCAAGTTGTGTTCCGAATGTGGTTGTGGCAATTGAGACCTGACGAGAATAGAATAGTCCTACCCTACGGGCTGCGGGGATACTACAAGAGAAGTATATGTCCCCAAATTCAGTTAGGTTTGTTGTAGGTAAAATAAGCAAACCCTGAATCTGTTGGTAGATAGTCCCGTTATCCAAATCCCTCAATGCCACATTCAAATAAATTGGATATGAAGAATTGGAAACAAATGCTGAAAAACCCCATCTAAACTTATAGGTGCCACTTATAGCCGTTGTGAAGAAGTGTTGTCTATTTGAAGTCGTTTGTGATGGGGTAAATATGTTTAATGGGTCGTTGTTTTCAATACCCAAGTAAAAGAATTGAGAATAGGTCGTTCCTGTATTTGTAATGTCCGTGTCAAAGAAAGCACCACTGCCGCTACCTCCTCTACTTTGTGCGAAAAACACATTAGCGTTTGTGGAATTACCACTGACGATACTGGCACCCATTGTGTTAGATGTCTTGGCAAGAGCAAAAATCCCGTTGAAATAATCTGATTCAAAAAAGTCAGAGGTGTAAGTGAAACCCGCTCTATCAAAAACTTTATCAACCAAATACCTCATACTCACCCAAGGCGCAAACTGATTTACAACAAGGGGGTAAGAGGGGTTTGTAAATCCTGTGGAAGCCTCCTGAAATATTCCGTAGTATTGTTGGTCGTCATAACCATAATGGCACAGAGGATAAACAATAGAACCAGTGAGACCTGAATAGGTTGTGTATGAACCACCCGAATAACTCCAAGTTGAAAGTATATTATCGTAGGTTAAAGTATGTTGAACCTCCGAGTAATCCAAATCAATGAGTTTGATGTCTTGAATGGTATTGACAAAATCAGGTAGAGATTGTGTCAAAAATATTTCGTAGGTAGGGGAGAAGGGGTCGTTTATAATTCTCTCCAAACGACAATCTCCGACAAACACATCTGCTCCTCCGTATTTCACAATCGCAGGGACAACCACATTATCCACAAACGATGCGCTATTCACCATAAACGCTGACTCAAAAAATTGGTTGTTTCTCGCTGATTGGGGAATGTTAAATGTCTTGGTAAATGTTGTAATCCGAGTGGTAAAATCCTCAATCTCCTCAAAGGATTTATTGACGGATATAATTAAATCCACATCAATATCCATACTCACCCATTCATTGGTGATGTTGGATTTCAACCATAGTTCGGTATTCATCATATTACTCCTGCGTTTGTCTTAAAGTATCATAAGCGGATTGATATTCAACCTGAATCTGATATTGAGTAGCGTTGATTTGATAATTAGGAACAATAACTTCCGTATTTGTAATTGTGATTGGTTCTAAAACACCATCGTCATTTACCATATAGACCGATGGGGATTGTGCCAATTCTTTTGACAACCAAATTGATTCTGCTTGTGGCATAAAATCGGTGTATAGAACACCTGATTTTTTTACCATATTAGCCCATACATTCCTTCTTGAAACCCACCCATAATAGGAGTCGGAATCCCACCCTTGAGAGTAGAGTTCAGGGGAGGACTGGTAGGTTTGTTTTTCTACAGAGTATCCCGTCTCGTCTCTTTGACGGAAGTTATAGACATCCCAAGCTCCAAAGGTATTCATAAAATATAACAACCTATCCCCGTGAGAACATATACCATCAAGATATAGGAAGAATGGTTCTGAAATAAGTGTCGTAGTGAGACAAGTTCCCGCAGAGTATATCGGACAAGGGAACGCAGATAATGCGTCAGCCTCGGTCAAGAAAACAAGTGGATTATTCAAGGGAATAAACCCTCCGCCTCCTTCTTCTATAAACTCATAGATGGTATTGTCAAACTGAAGGAATACTCCAAGCGTTATGGGGTCTCCTGAATAGGTAAAATACTGAAGGGTATTATCACAAACATTCCTACAAATAATACTTGTCCCACCCGAGAAAGAGGTAGGTGTGGGGACTGGTTCAGGAGGACAAGAGAAACTTGTGCTTCCGAAGTCAGTTTCCGTGATTCCTGACACCGATGGTAGTGGGTTGTTTGCTACGATAAACAAACTCGTTGAAGGGGGTATAATAACACTCTGTAGAGAACCACAGCAACCCGTAAAGGTAAATAAGAATGGTGTCTCCGCAGAGTAGGATACCGCAAATCTATGACAATCCGCAGTGAATGGTAAAGGACAATCTCCAACTAAAGTAATCGTCATACCTCCCGCAACAACAGAATCCTCACAAGCACAAACCCTCAAAGTTTCCAAAGAATCTATACCTTGTGTTGCGGCATCACCAGTACAAGTTGTGTAAGAAAATAAACTCGGGAACTCCAATAAGTTGGTAATATCATAGGTCTTACATTCACACACATCACATACCCCGTTGTCAGTTGCTCTCTCTGTGTCTAAACTCGGAACATTACTATTCTGACACGCACACCAAGTTTCACTTGAGAGGGGGTCAATCTGTATAGTTTGTGTTGAGCCAGTACAATCTAAATAAGTGAATATAACAGCCGCTTCTTCAGAGGGGTTGGAGTAAGAATAGGTGTGGCACGAACACCCGTCAAAATCAACAATTTCAGGTTCAGGAGGCGCAGGTTGTGCTTGTGTCGCCTCTAACTCAATAGAGTAGTATTTTGTTGTAGAGGGGACAGAAATGTTGTGGTATTGTTCTAATTGTGGAACACCACAACCCAAATAAACTACTTGTTGTTCTGCGTAGTTTGTAGGTAGGTCAAACCAAAAGTCAAACCACGAACAATTTGGTCTTGTTCCACATAGGGCTTCAACATTATACGAACGACTGGTTTGTAGTAGGTTATTCTCGTCATCGTAGAACTTGAAAATTGCGGAGTAAATCTGACGAGCATAATTGTTTATTAGTTCAAACTCACCACCCGTCTCTCTAAACCAGTTTAACGCTGCGAGGGTAAAATAATCTGATGTTCTCGCATATCTTGTTCTCGGTGAGTTGGTTAAAAATCTTGAGGTGTATTGTGGGAATTGACCTGTGCTTCCTGTGAGCCAGTATGGTTGGAAGTCAAAGTCCTTACCATTAAACCATTCCTTTACTCCGTTGTAGGCATAACTCACTGACCCTTTTACTGCGGGGTCTCCTACTACTCCTTCTCCGTTATAGACAACAACAATTCCATTCGGGGTGGTGGCATACTCCTCTCCAACTTTGATATCATACACAATCATATTTTCGTCCAAATAACCCCAAGCTGATTGGTGTAATGGAGTTTCACCCGAACACCCAATATTGAGTGGTTGAGAGGAAGTGTAATTCAGTAGGATAGGGGATAAATCTACCTGTCCCCAACCTTCCGTTGAAGGTGATACTTTTAGACGAGTAATGAAACCCTCGTTAGTAAATACATCAACGACATATCTGAACTTGAACTTGGTGGTGTCAGTTGCTCCTGTTGATTCAAATTGAAAAACCAAGTTGCCATAACTTGGTTGTATAACTTCGGGTAGGTATGTAAATGTAATCATTGGTCTCCAAATAATAAGTTGTAATCTTGTGTTCCAAATAGATTTATTTTATCCAAAATACCATCAACAAACTCATTGGTTAGAGCGTTGAGATATTGAGGAGTTTGTAATAATTCATCAGCCTTATCAACAACCTTGAATTGGAACTCTTCAGTAAATAATGGGATACCCCCGTATCCAAACTTAAATAAGTTTTTTCTCACAGCAAATGCGATACCTTTTGCTTTAGCAGGAGATACTTTGAACTTTTCTTCAGCCCAAGTAGTAAGGGAAGTAATCAATGCTGACTTACTTTGCTTTTGACCTGCTGTTCTCATATCAGGGTAGTATCTACCACGACCAGGAAAACTGCCTCCTGCTTCCGTTGGATTGAAAACATTATTGACCCCATAGTCCTCCATTAAAATATCAATCTCGTTGTCTCTTACAACATAGGAAACCGAGCGACTTAATTTACCCGTGGCATTGACCTTATATTTTGAAGGGGATTTTGGTAATCTAAATTTTTTGGTAAATCTTTCCCTATTGGGATTGTCAATTTCTAACCTGATTAAATCAACCAAGAATTGCCCTAAATCATTTAAGAATTGTTCTTCCATTATGGGCAACTCGTGAATCCTGCTGGTTGAGGGAAACCACCAATAATATTCCAAGTTGAATTACCAAGTCCTGTATTGTTTGCGTAATAAGCACTACCCACAGGTATAGTTAAACCTGAATCTAAATAAACTTGTTGTGAGGTCTCTAAACAAGCCCAACAAGTCGCAGGCAGACAAGGGGCACAAAAACCTAAATCTTGAGCATATATTGTAAATGTGTTGCCCAATCCAAGAGCAATACAAGCGTTATCGGAGGTAGAACCACTACTCACAATGAAGGATAAAAGACCACTATTTGACGAGGGGGTTATCGTTGGTGTGGGCGTTAAAGTTGGAGTAGCCGTTGGACTTGGACTCTCTAATGGTTGGGTTGGCGTAATACTCGGAGTAATGGTTTGAGTTGGGGTAATACTTGGAGTTGGACTTGGTTGAATAAATGGTGGGATACACGCAATCTGTTCTACCTGAATTGAAATCTGTGCCTCTACCCCTGCGACTGACTGATTAAACCTGTCAATGAAAGGACTATACTGAATAGGGGTAAGAATATAGAACCCAAAATCGGTGAGGTTATTTGCGAAATAAGCATAGAAATCATATAGTATTTCGTGGCATTGGGACAAGGCGTAAATCTGATTTGATTTGTCTTGAGTTCCAACATATTCATTCAACAGGTCATATACCAAAACATTCCAAACAAAAGTATTTTGGGTTTGGTCTATTACGGAATTGATGGGGACAAAGTGAATCGCAGGATATTTGGTGATGTAATCCTCCCTTGAGTAATCAGATAGATTACCCCAAGAAAAAGTTGTCCCCGATAAAATTGGGTGCTGACTTCTAAAGTGGTAGAATAAATCAAGAATATTTTTGTATGTCATTTTCTCACTGCGTTTTGGGCTCTTTGTGCCTCTTTATTAGCTTTGTCAATCCTATAAGATAAATACCCCAAGACCTCCATTAAATCTTTTTTTAGGACTGGCTCCACCTTAAGTAAGTCATCTCCCGCACAGAGCATTAAACTATGGTAATAATAATCAATCACAGATTGGACGACTTCTTGAGGTTCTGGAGGGTTTGATATATTTTGTTGTTCTTCTTGTTCTTCAGGAAAGAGGATTGTGAATCTTCTGTAAGTATCTTTACGAAAGTTTGAAAAAAAAAAACAGCAGCCATCAACCAATTCATTTGGAACTTTTTTCTAAATAGATTTTCCCTTGATTGGCATTCTTCTAATGAATAAGGTATGAGTTCTCTTTCTTCACCAATTTTATCGTTGATTGTGGGACGATAAAAATGTGTTGCTAATTTTGTCAAATCCATCGGGGATTGAGAGAAAAAAACTTCAAGATTTATCCACTCTTCATAACTCAATTTAGATGGTCTCATAAGACCATAATTCAGTCCATCAATTTGTATCACCAAAGGTAATTCTGATGCTTCTGTTGCTGTGGAATATTGACCTAACAACATTTGTGCTACAAACTTAACATCTGTCATAGGCGCTTCCATAACTTCAGAAACAGGAATATCTGTGAGTAAATGTATAAGTTGAACTTCACTAATATTTGGATTGTCTTTAATTGCCGAGTATTGTTCTATTGTTAAACTTTTTATATCGTATTCCTTTTTTTCAAATACTACTTTCATAATTCATAATTTTTTTTAATCCCTTCATAAATCTTAATTAAATTATCTATGGTTTTAGATGTGGTTTGTTTATTTTCTTTGGCTAATTTTCTTAATCTGCCGTGTGTGTTTGTGCTGATGTAAATGAGTTTGTAGTCATACTCATATTTCTTTCCGTTGTCGTCTCTTCTTACTTGGGTCATCTGAACGAATATTTTGTTTTTGGTTTATCTACAAACTCGGAGATAACATATCTCAAGGGGTCTAATAAGTGGTCTTTACCTGATGGTGTATTGGTGAGCCTGCCTTGTCTATCCCTTTTGAACTTATACCCCTTAAACTCTTCAATCAAGTTTAAGGAAAATTCACTGACAAAGATTTTGAAGGTTCGCATCTTTTGGATACCATAGAGAACTGACCCGTCCCCCTTCTTTACACCCCTTACTCTAAATCCACCCCTACGGAGTTCTTCAATAGATTTGGGTTCTGACGAATCACAAACCACCTCATAGTTTTTATCTATACCCATCTCCCGTAATCTAAACATAAGGTCTTGGTTGGTGAGTCCTACATCGTATAGAAGTTCCGTAGCGTAAATCTTTCCTTCTCCATCTACATCAACTCTCACCACACCACACTCATCAGATGCGTAGCCAAAGTCAATTCCTATGTAGGTTGCTTTGATGTTCTTGGGGTCTCCTGTGAATACTTGTGGTTGCTGGTAAATCTTCTCTCTTGGGGGAACTAATTTACCCTCACTATAGATTTGCCATAGTTCATAATCAATATCTTTTAATTCCGTGATTGAACGGATAATCTCTTCGGCGAGGAATGGGTTGTCTCTCCAAGATGAAACATACAGAATGGAGTTCTCCTTTTTCTCGTAGTCAAATCCCCACCACGACTCCTCCACTTCAGGGTTATAACAAGAAATAATAAACCTCTCACAACGAATATCTAACTGAACGAAGGAGTTTCTGTCTATGGTATTGACCTCATCTACCATTACGATTGTGTGTTTCAATCCACGAAGACGACCAGTGGTATCGTCCAAACCTACAAACCTAATTACCGATTCATTCTTAAATGTATAGGTCATATCAACCTTGTTTAATACCCCGTCATAAAAGATACCCATTTGACCCATAATATCTTTGAAATCCACGAGTATCGTGTTCTTAATGGATACTTGTGTGGAACGAGCGATTGTGATGGATATATGGGGATTTGTGATTGCTTCAATAATCAGATACTGAAGTGCTGAAATCGTTTTACTTGAACGAGAACTACCACGAAGAAAAATGTATCTATTACCCTCACTAACCCCCTCACTAATATCTTGGAATATTTTAGTTGCTTGTATCCTCATCAGGTTCTATTACTTTGGGAGGGATTATATCTACGATGATTTTATTATCTGTTATTTTCTCACCACCACTTGTTATGTCTATGGATTGTTCTGCTGGTCTCCAATCCTTCCTATAGACATTTTCCATATAATACTTCCAAAATACTCCGTTGAGGTTCTTGCTCTTACCCTCCTCAAATGCTTCAATCCCCTTATCTATCCACCACTGCTGCGAAAGTTCCAAGGCGAGTTTTATAGTGTCCGCAAAATCTTTATCTCTATCAATTAGTTTGTAGAGAGTATCACGGGACATTTTCAGGTAGTTCGCAAAATGGAGTTTATTGCGTCCTCTTTCTCCAAGAGCAATAATATCTTCTTTCCAAGTGGCAGGAACTTTACCACGATGAACTAATGCTTGTAAAGTGGTGTATTTGGGTCTTCCCCTTCCTCTCTTTTCCATAATCATAAATATAGTTTATAAGCAAAAAAAATAACCCCCACCTTATTAAGATGAGGGAACGAGAAATCGTAGGGTGATATGAATGAAAAGAATACGGAGATAATCCTACTCCTCCTCGTTGGTTTTTACACCTACAATAATGGTAGTTCCACCTGACTTATTTATGTAGATGTCTTCAATAAAATCTTTAAGTGTATTGACCTGTTGAAGTGTGATACTGGTTGCCACAAGAACCTTCGTTGAAGTCATCACACGCAAGATGTAATGGTTCTTTGGGAGGGTTTCAATCTCAAGGTGTGCTGCTCTGTAGGAAATACTTTCAGGATTCCATCGCATTCCATTTTTGATTTTTCTGATGTGTTCTGTTGATACATCATACAGGGATGCGATTTGTGAGTTTGATAAATCTGTATCTTCAAATAGCGCTTTGATTTCTTCTACTTGTTCTTTGGTGAGTTTTGTTGCTCCGTTCATAATCTTAATATAAATATACTGAATTATTCTTCTTCTTGTTGTTCTTCCCATTCTTTCATAGATTGCTTCTCACCCTCAATCCAATCCTTGATGTCCTGTGAGAACTCACCAACTACGAGACCATAGTAGAACTCATAGTCAAACTCATATTCGTAGAGGTTTCCGGCTCCCTCAAATTGGTAGTCCAACCAATCTTTTCCAAAGGTCTTTCCCAACCATTCTTCATACTCGGGGACACTATCTTGAGTTCCTTGATAATCCATTAAACCTTGAATGAGGTTAGAGTATTCTTCAAGTTGGTTTTGAGTAAATGTGTAATTTTCCATTTTTGTTTATTTGTTATTGTGAGATGTAAAGATACTGCGAATAAATTAAACTACCAAAAGTTTTTCTTTATCACAATCGCAATCGTTGAGACCAAAGTCAATATTATCTACCCACACTTCTACCTCGTCCAACATTTTATCAATGAAGTCCTCGTGTTGGTCTGCGTTATTATTTACCCATTCACGACTTTGACCCGAGTAATTAACTTTCACTTTGAGTGATTTTTTTGTGAAACGGATTTCGTAAGTGTATTCACCCCATAAATAATTCTTCAATAGTTGTTTGTCAGAAAGCTTATTCTCCCAAAATAATACATCTACGGATTTCATACCCTCTGAATCAAATTGGTTGCGAAATGGGTTTTTCTTATCACCAAACATTGAACGAAAGTTTCTTTCTGTAATGTAGTTGTTGATTGTCTTGTAGAATGAATATTTCAAGTTTCGGTCTGTTGATATATCGGTTTCTTCCATAACATAGGGAAATATGGAATTGTCCCTAACACCACCATCGGAATGAAGCCACGCTCCGAGAACAAACTTGCCGTTCTCATAAATGTTAAAAATTGCTTTAGTCATTTTGTTTATTTTCTTTAGGTGTCTTAAAACCTGCGTTATTTGCTGCTTGGTTCAATCTCTTTACTAATCTTTGTTGTTGTTCGTTCAATTGCTTGAGTTCTTTTTTAGTCATTTTGTTTATTTGTTTTTAGTGGTTCAAAGATTGAATTAGTTT